GTGTCTTTAATAAATCTAAAACTTGAAAGCCTTTTTGGTCACTTGAATAGTGTTGGCCATAAGTTGACTTAATATAATCACCAATCTCTTTTAAGATTTTATCTTCATTGTATTTCATAATATAAGTATATCACTAAATTGCGTTTGAGTCAAGCGTACTTGATTGTAAATATTTTAAAACGTTTTCAGGACTAGATACCTCATAAGGATCTCCTGATGTGTTATTACCTTTTCCTGGTTCTTCAAATATTTCTTCTATTACACCATTGTTCACAATCATAGCATATCTCCATGATCTCATACCAAAACCTATTACAGTTTTTTCTACAAGCATATCCATCTGATCTGTAAAGTCGCCATTACCATCAGGTATTACTTTAACGTTTTCTAGTTTTTGATTTTGTGCCCAGGCATTCATAACAAACGAATCATTTACTGACATACAATATACGTCATCAATTTTGTGTTGTTTAAATACGTCACATAGTTTTTCGTATCCTGGCAATTGTTTATTTGAACAAATAGTTGTAAACGCACCTGGCAATGAAAACAGTATAACTCTTTTATCTTTAAAATACGTATCCGTATTTGTATCTGTCCATTCGCCTAGCGATCTTACTCTAAAATTTACTTCTGGTACTCTATCACCTTTTTTCATAATATTTTCTCCTTATAATAATTACATTATATACTAATCACGTTAATTTGTCAATAGGCTATATGCCTTGTAAACGTGAGTCTTTTGATGTGATGTTTTTCGTTGCTTTAGGTCTTGCAATCGAATCTTTTGATCGTTTTCTTAATATGGCAACAGCAGATTTTTTCGCTCTTGCTTCTTTAATAAACTTTGTTAGGTCCCATTTGAAATTCATAATATAATTATTTATACGTGCTATGCGTTTGAAACATAGCACGTATTGGTTTTTTTATTTGATTGAGATAGTTCTAGCTTTTTTATGTTCTGGAACAATTCTCTCTAAAGATACCCTTAATAGGCCATCTTTTAGTTCAGCGCCTATGACTTTACAGTCCTCAGCGATTGTAAAAGACTTTTTAAAGTATCTTTTAGCGATACCTTTATGTAAGATTTCACCTTCAGAGTCTAGTTTAGTTTCTTTCTTCTCGTCTTTTTTAGACTCGATAGTAAGTACACCTTCCTCTAGGTTAATGTCTATATCTTTTTTGTTATAACCAGCAAGAGCGATTTGAATATCGTACTTGTTCTTATCCATTTTCACTATATTGTAGTGAGGAAAAGCTGTAGTTTGTATATGATCTAATTGATGGTCAAACATTGATTCAAAATGTCTGAATGTATCGTCAAATCCTACAGTTAGTGGTCTTAATTGATTGAAAATTGTGAGTGCTTTATTGGTCATGTAACCTCCTATTGTTAAGCAAAGTTAATTTTCTGACAACCCTATAAGGCGTTGTCTAGTATTATATAGTAATTATTTATATAATTTCAAGCGCCAGTTTCCTTTTGTCACGGAGTTAAACTGGCAAAGATCACCGTTTTTCAGGTAGATTTCTCTACCTTTTCTATACCCCTACTAGGTCTTATGAATTGCCTCGTAGTAATAATATATATACAACACAGACGGCATAGAAATTCTTAAATTTTCTTAACTTTAACACCTTTTACGTACTTGTAACCTAACATTTCATCATTTGCTTTCTGAGCTTTTCTGATTACTTTAGCACGTTCTTTTGCTTTTTCACGTTTTATTTCTGATGGTTTAGAAAAGTATTGTTTTGCTCTTATATCTTTAACGATACCAGCCTTTTGTACTTTCTTTTTAAGTACACGCATAGCCTTCTCTAAATTGCCACCTCTAACTTCAACAGTAATTGACACTAGTCTTTCCTTTCTTTTGTTGGTACATACACAGGAATTCTATCTGGTCCCAAATCTAAATCATGGTATGTATTTGGTTTATAACTTTTATAATCAGGTCTAGGTGTTTTACCTTTGATACCTTTTTCAATATCTTCTTTTGTATAGGCAGGTTTACCACTTTTATCCATACTACCTAATACAGCAGCAGAACCAGGTTTTAATTTCTGTACTTTGCCACCTTTTTCTAAAAACTTTTTCATCATATCGTCACGTTCTTTTTGTGACATCTTTGGTTTATCTTTTTCTGAATCGTAGATTCCCATTATATACTCCCTTTGTAAATTAACTTGTGGCCCTTTCGGACCACAAGCGGACTTACACTATGGATAGATTTAAACAGTAAAGTCATCTTCACTATCATCCTCACTATCATCGGATTTCTTTTCTGATAATATCTCAGCCTCTTCAGCCGCCTTCTTATCAGAAAGAATCTGATCTACTGAAGCACCACTATCAACTTTAGTGTACAGGTCAACAAATGATGATTTAGTATCATCATCAAATCTATTTGTACAGACAGCGATTGCCTTCATTTTATTTCTAAAGATACCATATGCCTCAGCAATGTGTACTAGTCTTCTCGTTGATATAATCTCATCAACGCCACCGTCATTATAAGTTTTTCTTATAACGTCAGCCCAAGTAACTAAATTGTGAGCAAATTTTTGATCTCTTTTACCTGCACTAGCAAGTTTTTGAGCAACAATTTTTTCTTCTACTTTAGCAGTAGGATATTGTTGTTCAAATGTAACAGGAAATCTTTCAAGGAATGCCTCGTTAAGTACATTAGTACCGATAAACTTACCGTCATCACTACCTTGACCTTTAGTGTTAGCAGTTGCAATCACATTGAAGCCAAGTTTAGGTTTAACAAACTTGTTTATCTTTTTAACATAGACACCAGACCCTTCAAGGATAGGTTGTAAACACATTATTTTATTACTTGCAAGGTCAATCTCATCAAGTAGTAAAACAGCGCCTCTCTCCATCGCCTCAATTACAGGACCATTTTGCCATACGGTCTGACCATCTTTAAGTCTGTAACCGCCAAGTAAATCGTCCTCGTCTGTTTCAATCGTAATATTACATCTAATCATCTCACGTTTTGATTCAGCACATGCCTGTGTAACAGCAAGTGTCTTACCATTACCAGATAAACCAGTAATGAAAACAGGATAAAACTTTTTAGATTTTACGATATTTTTAATATCAGCATAATTACCAAAGTTAACAAAGTCTGTATCCTTAGCAGGAACAACATTATCGGTCAATGAAGACACGATATAAGCAGCCTTTGTATCATTGGATATTTTAGTATCAGTTGTATCAACTGTGGTTGTATCATCCATAGAGTCAACATTAAGAGTATAAACTCCTCTATCAACTTTGTACTTGTCTGATTTTAACCAAGAAGGATTTTTGATAACCTTCTTTTTAACAAGAGCATTAATCTCTGCCCTAGTCACCGTATCTTTTTTGTAAGTATCTTTTAATACTTTCAACACGGCATTTTGTGTTTTGTTTAACTCAATCATTATATAAGTCCTTTCATAGTTAAGTTATACATATATGCTATCATTATTTGTACTAAAAGTCAAGCATAAAAAAGCGTTATAAACCCTCATTTTTATGCGATCCTCTTAATAAAATTCTGTAATAATACTCTGGAATTGATTCGATTCTTCATTCCCGACATAAACATCTTTTTAAGACTTCTCTTATTAGTTGAATCTGTTTCAAATACTTTATTAGAAACTTTAGTGCCAGAGTTAACATAGAAGTAAACATCATAAGCAGTATCGTAATCAGCAATAAATTTGTCTTTACTAAACATCTTACGAGCCAACATCTCTTTATTGTAAGGTACTCTTAACATGTATTGTAATTCTCTATATTTTGAAACTAGATAGAAACCAATCAATTGTAAATTGTATTTCTTCTTTAAGTATTTCAACATAACACTTGTGAAATCTCTTTTATCTCTCCAGTAACTATGAGCAGGTACATACTTGCCGTTTAGTTTCAAATGTAATTCGCCAGATTTAGGGTGGTGCATTGAATTAGAAGCACCATCTGTTAAAGTAACAAGTGATAATTTGTCGGTCTTGTAATCAGTTTTAAATTTCTTAATAACATGATCCATTGCAACAAGTGATTCATTAAGTGGTGTTGAAGATAGATAGTAGTCACCTGAAATAGAAGGTACTGACTCATCTTCATAACTATCACCTTTTCTCCAGTTGTAGTAACCACCGAAGTACATTGCAGCCCTATGTAATATTTGAGCAGTTCTAGTAAAATCTATTTTAGATTGTTTGCCTGTAAACAATTGTACTAATTTTGTTGAAGCGTCAGGTCTGATAGAGTTACCTGTAACTTTGAAACCTGATTGTGAATAGTCATCTTTGGTTTCTCTATGATTATTCATAAACGCATATACTGAAAAAGGTATATTAATCTTTTTACAAAACATTGTTAAGTTAATTAATTGTTCAGTAGTAGCAAGAATATGTTTTTGCATTGAACCAGACCAATCAAGTAATAAAATCATACCGTGATTTTTTTGATTAGGTACTGTAGTAATCTTTTTAAATATATCTTCAGCAAATTTATAACTATGTAATTTTAGAGGATCAATAATACCTGTTTTATCCTGTGAAGCACGAGCATATAACTTAGCATTTTTTTTCATCTCAAATTCTTTAACTAGATAATTAACTACATTAGAAGACTCT